AATCACACCCTGCGGCAAGAAAGTTGTTGCCCATAATTTGGCCCAGACCCCATGACACGGAGCGCAAAGCTGCGTCCTCGTCTATAGCACAAGCGGCTGTAATTTCTGCGTAGACCGCATCAGAGCCTTTTGGGTAAGGCTTCTCTCCCCACTTAGGGTAAGCTAAACCTTGGTCAACCGCTTGAGATTGTTTCTCAGGTAAAGCAGAAAGAAACTTGTAAAAGTAATGCCTCTCAAATAACGCCTTGGGACGATTTGCATGGTCAAACCCCGATCCGCCTGTTTCCACTGCCAAAACAGCCCGTAAAGCAGCCTCTTCTACGCCGAGGTCTGCCGATACTGACGAAATGTCATCATCACTTAGTTTTAAAGCCGCGCCAACAAAGTTCATTTCTTTTCCCCCAGCATTGGATTGCTGCTGCCAAACCAGAAGGACAGCACAAGCATTAACGCGCCATCCAACGTGCCAAGAACACGCGCAATCAGTTCCCGCATTGACGGGTCAATAATGTGCGTAAACAAGTAATACTGAATGATTGCCCAGCACACTACCGTAACGTATGACAGCACGGATGGCGTGTAAGAATGTGTATTTGCCGCCATGTCACGAGCAGAAGCCCTGTCGTCAGCGGCAATTTTTACCAAGTCAATGTCCAGTTTTTTCATCTGGACCTTGAAATCAGCGTCAATCTTCTTTAGCGCCGTAATCTGGTCAGGTGTGGCATTAGCCAAGGCATTTGTAATGTCGTCCTCTGAACCACCATCATGTCCCAAGAGGGCGGAGCTAAGGGCTTTGACAGCCATCCCGGCGACTGGTCCGCCCAATGCGCTGGCTATGGTTGGCGCGACATTTTCAATGAGTTTTCCAAAAATACCAAGGTTCATCAGTTAATTCTTTCTAAAAACATAGCTCCAACAAGCAGCATGACTGCCAAGGTTGCCATTACTATCATAAAAACAACCCCTGCTTCTTTTAACTCTTCAGCGCGTTCAGCTTGAGCTTTCTTATCTTCCCAGCGCTGTTTTTCAATTTCCTTGCGGATGTTAATCACTTCCTTTTGCACCTGATCCCAAGCTGCCAAACCGTACTGGCCGACAAACATGTTCTTGGCGCGTAAAGCTAAATCTTGTGCTTCTGCCTTGGCTGCATAACGCTCCATGGCAATTTGCTCTGCTGACTTTTTACTAAAAACGCTAATGCGTGGCGTTTCAGCAGATATATGGGTTAACTTGGCAACACTTCCCCAAAGGTCGGATAAGTCCGCTGCCATGGACTGAATTTCTTTGCCAGCCGCAATACCAGCCTGCAACGCGCCATAAGCAGCCTGAGCCGCCGCAAGGATGGTTAAAGGGTCCACGGCCTACTTATCCATTTTGTTTTCTAGGCGGTCAAAAATCTTTCCCAGCATATCCTCTATGCGTTTTAAGGAGTCATTAAACTCATTCTTTTGAACGTATTGTGTCGGGAGCATGACTTCAACGTCATGTATGTCTTTTTGCAGGGCTTTAACAGCTCCCCATAGCTCTCTCATGAACCAGCCAATAGCTGCTACTACTGCCCAAATGCCCATCTCAAGCAGGGAATGGAACTGTTCCATTTTATGTCGCCTCTACGTCCGCGTTGCCATTTCCCCCGCCAGCATAATATACCAAATTACCCTGCAAACGCAAATCATTGGGGTTCATTTCTAAAGCAATTTTACCATGCTCCAGCGCAATATCCTTCAGTCCAAGATGATATGCAGAAATGGCAGCATAATCATGTATTTGAAACCCCCAAACCTCTGGGTCTACCGTATAAACCATCAGGCGGTCTTTAATGCTTAGGCACCGCATGGAATAGGCAAAACACTCGTGCCACCTCTGCTGACGGTACATAAGAGCAGCAAGCTCAAACCACGGCTCCCGTGTGTTGGGGGCCTCTGAAGCAGAGTTAAAAAATGCTTTTTCCGCATTTTTAGAGTCAAACATTTCATTATAGCACCGTCCCATGACACGGTACGCATAGCACCGTTCATTCTCCCAAGTTGCCTCTGGCATAGCTAAATACTTTTTACATGCCTCAACCGAATCATTCCACCGGTAGTTAAATGAAAGTTCCCGTGCATAGTAGAACGCATTTCTGGGGCAGCGCGGGTCTTCTTTAACGGACAGCTCCAGCAGGTCCATATACTGGCCACGGGATTTTGTCGGGTCTGGCTTATGGACTGCCAATAGCATGTCAGTCTGCGCCCAAACTTCTGTAATGCGCCCGTCATGAATAGGGTACTCATGGCACGGATGATGCCACATATATCCGTGGCGAGCGTGGATTTTTTCATAGTAGAACGCAATACCCGCCCCCCAGTCAAACATATACCTCAACCGGGTTGTGTCGCCCGTCCACACACGCTCTATCTCTTCACGCCAGCCGGGTTGCAAAAGCTCGTCAATGTCCAGTGAAATACAGACATCAATGTCACGGGGAACCAGTGCCAACGCGGCATTACGCGCCAGATCAAACCGCCATGGGGTAATGCAGATGTCATGGACAACCGCGCCATGGACCCGCGCTACATCAGGCAACCCATCAGTGGACCCCGTATCTGCAATCAGGATCAGATCAGCTTCTTTGGCGGATTCACAGAACCGTGGCACAAAATGCGCTTCATTCTTGCTGATAGCGTAAACGCAAATCTTTAGTTTCACATCATGAGGAGTGTACACAAAAACGCCAATGTCGCCATCAACAGTATACCACTTAGGACTAGGAAAAAATAACAAAGCATCATCAATAGTCCAGTTGTCCGTGACATGACGCTCATAAGGATTTCCATCATATTCTTCCTGAGGGTAATAACCTATTGGTAGGCTTATAATAACTGTTTCACAGCAAGCTAAAAGTTTGTTAAATAAAGCATTAGCTTCCTGAACATTCATGTGTTCAAGCACATCGCCGAGAAAACCGACATCATACTTTTGGCTAGGTGTCCATTCCCGCGCATCCACATTGTGCAGCGTAGAATATAGGTTTCTTAGGCTATACTCTTCAATGTACGGACCCCATATTTCCACACCTGTCCATTCCAGATGAGGAAACATCTTGGCATAAGTACCCGCGCCACACCCAATATCCAGTGCGGTTTTAGGTTTAATCTTGTTGACAATACGCTTTATGTGGCCTTTGCCACAATCTGAACTAAACGGCATAAGTTCCCCCCCCTTGATGCCTAATGATTATTCATACAAAATGTTAATGCTACCAGCGTCAAATGTGTCTGTGCCGTTAGCAGTGGTAATGACGACTCGGTCTAACGCGCCAGAAAGTGCGGGAGAAACGCCGCCGCCATTAAACCCATAATAAGAACCAGAAACAACATCACCTAAAGAGGTTGACGAAACCCACGTGTTACTTCCAAACAATGTCAAAACCATACTTCCATACGCCAAACTTGCGGCGTTTCCAATTCCTATTACAAAACCGGATGTTGAGTTAACTGAGCCAGCCGTTGAACCTGTTCCCACATATCCACTTACTGAAGAATAACCAGAATTTGATACAGACCCAGATCCAATTTGAACCAACCAAGAGCTAGTACCGCTGGTAGAAACCCCATTAAACATAACAGTAATGCGTTTCACCCAAGATGGTATACTTGTAAACGTAATGCTCGTACCGCTGGTAGATGCTTGAGACGTACCAGAAACAATAGGGTAAAGAGTCCCTGTAGAAGCAGCAATGGTGCTGGACCCCGTAATAGTTCCTGCAAAAGTAGCATTACCTGTATGCGTACTTGTACCATTCACAGTCAGGTTATTACCAACCGTGACGTTACCGCTGGCGTCCAAAGCAAGATTGTTTGTTGCTGAGGCCGAGTCTTTTACGACACTTGCCTGTAATGTGCCTGACATGAGAGACTCCTGTTATTCGTACTGAATGTTGATGACACCAGCGTCAAATGTGTCTGTACCGTTGACTGTTGTGATAACAACACGGTCTAACGCGCCCGCCAAAGCTGGTGAATTTCCGCCACTTACTCTGAGCGCTCCTGCATTATTTAAATTCCCAGACGAAACCCATGTATTACTTCCAAGTAAACATAGAACAACATTCCCACTTATGACATCTGTCGCGCTTACGCTGGTATAAATTAGAAAACCGCTTGTTGCTGAATTATATGTTGTTCCAATAGAAGCGCCCCCGGTGTAGCCGCTACTGGTTACGGAACCAGACCCAATTTGTATTTGAAGATTGGATGTGCCGCTAGTACTAACGCCGCTAAACATTACGGTAATACGCTTTACCCAAGACGGAATGCCAGTAAATGTAATACTTGTGCCGCTGGTGCTATTCTGCGCTGTGCCTTGCACGAGCATCAAATTACCAGCCGTGCCAGTCAGAATACCAGCCGTAGAAAGCTGCATTTGCTGTGTGCCATTGGTATAAAATGACAGCGGCAAATAAGTGCCGGTGCCGTTAATACCTGACACAAGCTGGACATCCGTACTACCGTTGGTAGCAATCAGGATCTTGCTGGCATTGGTCGGGTCAGCAGCATTAGTTGCTTGCCAAGATGCAGCAGTGCTTGTGCCGTTTGGCAAAGCATAAATACCAGTTGAACCATTGGTCGTGCTGGTTTGGAAGCTGTTGCGGCTTGCCACAGTGGCATTAGTAAAGTCACCAAGAATCTTAGACCCCGTGCCAGTGATTGTTTCACCGGGGGTTGTGATACCTGCTGATCCGTCAATGGTAACAGTCATTGCCTTAACCCTTTACTATGTTCACCAGCCGAGTGTTCGGTTCCAGTGCTACAAACGCATGGTACTGTCCGACTTCCCAGTCAAGAATTGTACCAGAAGATGCTTCAGTTTCCCAGCCGTCACCCATTGCCTTTACAGATCCACGGGCGACAATGGAAATGTGGATGTCACTTTCGCCGTGATTATGACGCGGCAACTCATCCCCTACATTTTCAAAGTCGTAAATGGTTCCGGTCAGTTTACCAATGGCAAGAGGACGATCAAGCAACGACATTAGGCCCGCCTGTTCCTGTGACAGTTGTTGTCGGAGTCTGAGCAGGTGCTAACGGAGGGGTTGGGATTGCAATGCAAGCGTTCCCATTCCAATAGAATTTGTCCTGAACAACATCATCCGCGCAGGAAGTCCAAAACAATGGATCTGCTACAGGAAATGTTGAACCTTCGGGTTCCACTTGGGCAACACGCTCGCCAAGGTATGCCCCATCATAGCTGTAGACAGGTTCATTAGG